ACGTCCACCTATGTCAGTCAAGAATAAGAACACCTTAAAGATTGTTACTCTTACAAAACCACAGAGCCAAAAAGCATCCGAAAAAATGATTGGAAGAGCCTTACCATCAAATATGGATAAGTTTCCAACTAATGTTAGTGCATCTCAGGGCAAGAGAATGGGCGAAAAACTTCTTGCAACAATCAGAGCAAAACATAAACAAGAAGATCTGGAAGAGAACAAAAAATCTGCCCTAGCGAAAAAACTTGCGAAGGCCTCTGCTGCTACTAAAAAGGGTAAAGATAAAGTAACTTTGAAGAAAGCTCCTTGGGATAAAAAAGAAGAAGTCCAAGAGGCACCTTTAGACGAAGGTAAAATGTCACCAGATCAGATTGCAAAACTGAAACAGGGTTACGAGTCTTTAAGAGGTAAAAAAATCTCAGCTCAAATGGGAATGAAAATTTCTAGGGAACTTGAAAAGTTGGACAAGAGTGCAGCAATGGAAATCGCAAAGGCAGATATTCCTTTTGTATCCACACTTGCAATTAATAAACTGATGATGAATTTTAATATGTCAGGTTCTGCAATTAGAAAACTCATTGGTGAATCAGTAGAAGAACTTGTAGAGTTGACAAAGGCAGAAAAAGATCTTATCTCTAAGATGTACGATAAAAAAGGTAATCTGACACCACTTGGTCAAAAGGTTATGGATCATGGAAAAAAAGAAGAACTTTCACCAAAACAAAAGAAAATAGATTCTAATAAAAATGGAAAAATTGACGGTTCCGATCTTGCAAAATTGAGAACTAAGAAAGAAGAAGTTGAGATGACTGAGGCTGAGGGTGGTATGAAACTTTTAGATGCTGCTTCAGAATTAGAAAAGTATGCAAAAAAGAATGGTGGTATTGATAAAAAAGACTTTATGAAGGCTGTTCAAATGCTAAAAAAAGGACTTACTTCTAAATTAGTTCAATTCGTAAATAATTTGGACACAGAACCAAGAGAAAAGATTGTTGATGTAGTTGCAAATCATATTGGTGTTAAAGCAACAGAAAAAATGTTTAAAGTAAGATTTAACAATAGAAGTGAAGAAGTTGAGCTTGATGAAGGTAGAAAACAAATTCTTGCACATGGTGGAAAGGGTCAATATAAAGTAGTCAGTACTGATGGTGCAGTCGATGTTGTTTTCAAGGGTAAGGTAGTAGGTAAAGGTGACTATGATAGAGGTGCAGATTCTTTCTTTATCAGTATGAAGGGTCAAAAAGGACAAAAATCTTTTGATGACGCTCAAGATATCGCCGATTATTTTGCAAAAAATAAAATTAAAGAAGATATGGACACATTTGATGTAGAAGCACTAATCGAATCTGCTGACAAAAAAGATGCAGCAGAAATGAAAGAAATAGTCCTTGCAATGAACCCTAAATATAACACCAAGCAAGTACAACAAGAAGTAGAAAAAATGGCGATGGAAAAATATAAAAATAAAACCAGAGCTAAGAAAATTGCTAGTCACGTAAAATAGGAGAACTAAAATGTCACTACCAAAATGGGCAACCCCAGCAAAATGGATGAAGGATGCAGTAGCAACTGACCGTGGTTGGGTAAACGAAAAAACTGGTGAAATGTACAAGGCGCACAGAGATTTGAAAACTAAAATCGCTGCTCTCACACCTAAGAAAGCAAAACCAGCACCAGCACCAGAACCTGCTGCAGAAGCACCAAAGAAGAAGACTTCTAAGAAAAAAGAAGACTAATATATAATTTAAAGAGTAATAATGGATAACTTTGAAATTTTGAATGAAAACAATGTTTTCAACTACCAAATGAAATCTTATGATAATCCACAGTGTCATAGCATGGAAGAGTTTCTTGACGATATGAAACGTATCAAATATGTCAAGAGACTCTTTCACAAATATCATACTAAAGATGTATTGAAAGAAAGATTAATTATAAATCACTTGGTCGTGTTGTTTAATGTTTTGGGAAACGAACCTTGTAATAGGATATTGTTCTTGAAGATTGATAAAAGTCAACACTACATACTGGCTAGTTTTCTATCTTGGTTAAATAAATTGCCAGATGTGGTTGTAGGAATAGAAGGCCGAATGATAAATTTAGAAGACATTGTTCTTGATAAATATATATTAGACACACTAGAGAGAAAAATTTAATGGCCTCTGTATTTAACGCATATCTTGCATATCAGTTTATAAAACTTCTGACAACGCCTTGGGAAGAAACCGAAGCGTTCAAGAATGGTGTGATCGATGCAACTGGTAAGCAGTTAAAAAAGACAGGAGAGTTAAAGACTCAAGAACAAAAAAAGTCTTTTACTATTTTCCATAAAATTATTTTTAACTTGAAAAGAATATTATCAAAATTTCCGGGCGGCAAATCTAGAATTGCATCCTATGCAGCTGCAATGGCACTCTTAAAGGAAAACAGGGAAAACCTGAGAGAAGATGATCTAGAGTTATTAGAAAATCTTTTGATTGATTATATCAATAAACAAGAAGAAAACTTATATGAGAGTGGTATGTTAATGGAAGACATTGCCAACTCCGTTGGAGATGCATCTAATTTAGGTAACTTTATACAAGATCCATATAAGTTTTCTGGAATGAAAATATTTAAAGTAGATCCCGATAGCTATAGTAAATTTATGAGGGGTAAAAAGAAATATTCTAGATGGGATGCATTTATTCGTAGAGAAGATGCCATAAGTATCCGTCAATATATTAAAAACAACCCAAAGAAACGAATTGTCCTACAGGACGAAAAATTTGGAAGTATGATTATTTTACAAAGAGATTTATGATGTTTGGTGTATTAAATGGTGCAAAAATTGCAGTACTAGTTGCCGCAGCAACAGCGGTAGGTATAGGTTACTGGTACATACAAAAATTACAAACAGACTTAAAAATCATGCAACAAAACCAAGTTGTTTTGGAAACTGCTGTAGAATCTAAATCTTCTGAAATTGAAAGATTGAATGAGAATATTCAAGAAATCAAAGAAGTAAACACCCGAATAAAAACTCAAAGTGATGCATTGAATGCAGAAGTTTCTACGCTTAGAAATAAGTTGTCGGAACATGATTTGGGGTTTTTGGCGGAAAATAAACCTGGCCTTATTGAAAAGATCATAAATAAAGACATACAGAAAAACCTTAGAGAAGGTTTAAAAGAGATTATGGAAAATGACTGATGAATAAATATATTTTAATACCAATTATATTAATGTTAAGTGCTTGTACTAGTTTTAATGAAGAAAAGATTGTAACACAAGAAGTCTATATAGAAAAGACGCCATTAGATTTAAACATGCCGTCTTCTGTTGAGTGGAGAGATTTTGAATTCGTTGTAGTAACACCAGATAATTATGAAGAAGTTTTGAAAGAATTAAGAGATAGCGGAAAGAGTACTGCTCTGTTTGCATTGAACGAAGATTCTTATGAGAACTTATCTATTGTAGTTACTGATATGAAACGGTATATGGGCGAACAAAAAGTTATTATCATGGAATATAAAAATTATTATGAAAAAGAAAATAAGGAATAAAAGATGGATACTCAAAGTCCACAGGCTACTCGTTTAGATAGAATCGAAGAAAAAATTGATCGATTATCGGAAGCAATGATTTCAATCGCCCGCGCAGAAGAAAAACTGGTGGCAATGGAAGCAAAATATTCGCATCAATACGATAGAATGAATCGGTTCTCTGAAAAATTAGATACACTGACTCTTAAAGTTGAAGAAAATGCTAGAACATCTGCTGTATTTCAAAAGGCCTTTTGGGTATTTTTCACTGCACTGATCGGTGGACTTGTTGCAAATTTTTATATGATGACTTAATAGAAAAAATCTTGACATATCCCATCAAATAGTGTAATATCTACTTTATACATGTAAAGTGGAGTTGTGATGCTGTATATCGATAGAGCTTATATTCAAAGATTATCCCCACAATTAGAAGGTTTTGTACAGAAGAAGAATAATCTGTATAATTGCCGTTGTCCGTTGTGTGGCGATTCTCAGAAAAAAACCTACAAAATGCGTGGGTTCATTTACGAAAAAAAGAATAATTTTAGATATATGTGTCACAACTGCGGCGCAGGCATGTCTTTTGCCAATTTCTTAAAAAGCCAGAATGTATCTTTGTATGAAGAATATGTAATGGAAAAGTGGAAAGAGGGTAAGTCCAACGCAGGCTCACACAATCACGAAAAAGAAGTCAAATATGACTTTGATTTTAAACCTAAGTTTTCTACGAAATGTCAGTTTGATTATGGAGAAAGATTGACTGATCTTCATACATCACATCCGGCTAGGCATTATTGCGATAAGAGAAAACTTCCAAAACTAGATGTTCTTTACTATACACCAGATTTTAAATTTGTTGTGGACAAAGTATCAAAAGGACATAACATACCAAAAAATGAAAAACGAATTGTAATACCTTTTTTCAATGAAAAATGTGAACTTATTGCTTTGCAGGGTAGAAGTTTAGATCCAAAAAATTCATTGAGATATATCACTATTAAGGTTAAAGATGTTCCTAAAGTATATGGACTGGATAGAGTAGATCCAGAAAAAACAGTTTATATAACTGAGGGCCCGTTCGATTCTCTCTTTTTGGATAACTCTTTGGCCATGGCGGGTAGTGATGTAGACAAATCTTACTTTTCATCATTTTCGGATATAGTTTTTATATACGATAATGAACCAAGAAATCGTGAAATTGTCAAAAAAATCGAGAGTACTATTGATGCTGGTTTCTCTGTTTTTCTGTGGCCAGAAAAAATTAAAGAAAAAGATATTAATGATGTAATACTGTCAGGAATGGACACATTAGAATTGCAGAGCATTATAAGTAAGAATACCCATAAAAGTTTGGAAGCCAAACTCAAGTTGGCATCTTGGAAAAGATGTTAAAAAATCATAAAAATACAATATATAAAGAGGAAAAGAGATGCTAAAAGTAGTTCAAAGTAATAAAGATTCCGATGCAAGAAATATCATGTCTCAGTCAAAATTCTATGAGGCATATAGTAGATGGATTGAAGAAGAAGAAAGATATGAGTCGTGGGATGAGTCTGTGAAAAGAGTCATGGACATGCATAGAAATTATTATAAAGATGTAATGACGCCGGAATTGGGTTTACTTATTGACGAAGCTGAGTCTCTTTATAAGTTGCAATATACTCTTGGCGCACAGCGTGCTTTGCAGTTTGGTGGGGATCAATTGCTGAAACATCAAATGCGTATGTATAATTGTACATCTTCATATGCGGATCGCGCAGCATATTTTCAAGAGCTGTTCTATATTCTTCTATGTGGTGCTGGTGCAGGATTCTCTGTGCAGAAGCATCATGTTGCAAAGATTCCACAGATTGCAGAAAGAAAGAAACAGGCAAAGGGTTGGAAGGTAGAAGACTCTATTGAAGGTTGGGCGGATGCACTTGGTGTTCTTATGTCTTCATATTTTGTCGGCGGTGGCACATTTCCTGATTTTGAAGGGCGTAAAGTGTATTTTGACTTGTCTGAGATCCGCCCACAAGGTGCAGAAATTTCTGGTGGGTTCAAAGCACCAGGCCCAGAACCTCTTAGAAAGGCACTTGATAAGATTGAACATTTGTTGCAATCTCTTGTGCTAGCAGGCTCATCTGAATTGCGCCCTATCCATGTGTATGATATCTCAATGCATGCCGCTGACGCAGTTTTAGCAGGCGGTGTGAGGCGCTCTGCAACTATATGTCTGTTCTCTAAGGATGATGAAGAAATGATGGTTGCCAAGACAGGTAATTGGTTCATTGACAATCCGCAACGCGGCCGTTCGAATAATTCTGCAGTAGTGGTGAGATCTGAAATCACAAAGTCTGAGTTTTCCGATCTAATGAAACCAATCAAAGAGTTCGGTGAGCCAGGATTTTACTTTGTAGATAACACAGAACATACAACAAACCCATGTGTAGAAATTGGAATGTTTCCACAAATCGATGGGGAGTCGGGATGGCAGGGATGCAATCTTACAGAAATTAATGGTGGTAAGTGTACATCCAAAGAAGAATTTTTGAAAGCATGTCGTGCTGGATCTATAATGGGAACATTGCAGGCCGGTTACACAGATTTTAAATATTTAAATAATACTACTCAAAGAATTTTTGAAAGAGAAGCATTATTGGGCGTATCTGTGACTGGTTGGATGAATAATCCAGAAATTCTTTTGGACCCAGAAGTTCAAAAGGAAGGTGCTGAGATGGTTAAGAAAGTAAACAAACAAGTTGCAGACTTAATTGGTATCAATCAGGCTGCTAGAACTACTTGTGTAAAACCGTCTGGAAACGCATCTGTATTGCTGCAAACTGCTTCTGGTATTCATGCAGAACATTCTCCAAAATATATTCGCCATGTGCAGATGAATAAGGATGCTGAAGTGGCCCAATTGATTGCACAGACAAATCCATACATGGTTGAAGAGTCTGTCTGGTCGAGCAGTAGAACCGACTACTGTATTGGTTTCCCTGTACTTTCTCCAAGAGGTTCTTTATATAAGGAAGACCTCTTTGGAACAGATTTGTTGAAGAAAGTCCAGTTAGTTCAGCAGAATTGGGTAGAGAGTGGTACGAATGAAGAACTTTGTGCAGACCCTACTGTGCGACATAATGTGTCTAATACTGTAACAGTTGCCCCACATATGTGGACTGAAGTAGAAGATTATCTGTATAAGAATAAAGATTATTTTGCTGGAGTTTCATTTCTTTCTGGTTCTGGTGATAAAGATTTCCACCAAGCTCCAATGACAGAAGTGTTAGATGAAGATGAGATCGTTGCAAAATATGGCAGAGGTGCAATGTTTGCCGCTGGTTTAATTGTCGATACACGTAAAGGATTTGATAACCTGTGGGAAGCAACAAGTATTGCTCAAATGCCACCAGAATATGCCGGAGAAGTTTCTGATTTACGCGCAGAATGGATTCGTAGGTTTCAGAAGTTTGCAGACAATTATTTCAGTGGAGACACAAAAGAAGCAGAATATTGTTTGAAAGATGTGTTTTTGCTCCACAAGTGGACAAAGATACAGCAAAACTTAAATCCTATCGACTTCAATACACAACTAGAAACTAAAAAGTATACCGATATCGATACTATGGGCGCTGTTGCATGTCAAGGTGGGGCCTGTGAGATCACTTTTTAATTATTCTAAATACACAAGAATAATTGGGGAGAATACTTTTGAAAACATTAGGCTGCAATGAATGTGCTGGTGAATTTTCGATTGAAACACTAAACAGCGAAGAAGTTCGTTTTTGTCCTGTCTGTGGAGAGGCTCTTGAAGACTTTATAAATATAGAGGAAGAGCTTGACATGGATGAGGATGAATGGTTAGAAGAGTAGGTGGAATTGATTATAGTTTAACATGCCCAGCGGTATGTATTTACGAAGGCGAGAAAGAAGATTTTGATTTTGAAAATTGTCAACTTTTCTTTCTCGCCAACCAAAAAAAATATGAGGATTTTCAGTATAAGAATATTGAGGGTTCTCAGCAAATAAAAAAATACGAATTGCCAGAAGAAAGATATGACTTTATATCAGATTGGGCGATGGACATTTTAATTTCTCACAACATAGAACAAATTGCAATAGAGGATTATAGTTATGGTTCTCAGGGGAAAGTTTTTCATATTGCTGAAAATACTGGATTATTGAAATGGAAAATGTGGAATGCTGATATGAATTATAGTTTATTGGCACCAACAGTAATAAAAAAATTTGCTACTGGTAAAGGTAATGCAAATAAAGAAAAGATGTATGAATCATTTTTGATAGAGACATCTAGAAATCTCAACGAAGAATTAGAAATAAAATCAGAAAAGATAGGAAATCCTGTCTCTGATATTGTAGATTCTTTCTACATTTGTAAAATGGCACTTGATATATAAAGGAGATAATTTTGTCAAGAGATATAATTGAAAAAGAAGATCGTATAGCAATGAATGAGTGGCTGAAGAAAAATAAGGTTTCTGTATGCCCTCCATATTTAAAGACGGATGAAGAATTGATAGTCATGAAACATCCCAGAAAAAAGAAAAAGAGCTCTTGACATCTGACATCACATTTGGTATATTAAATTGTAACAAAGAGAAAGATGATTCGCTATGACACAGACTGATGCAGAATTTATGACAGAAATGAACTACTTCGATACATATGGTAACGGTTGTGGATTTGAGACACGGTGGTCTATATATGGTGAAAATATTCAAATGGGTAATGAACATCCTTTCAAAACTCCTATGGTAATTCAAAACAAATGTGATGTATGGGGATATGATGCCTCTGCAATATGCACTGGTAAAACTTGGGGGGATATATGGCAGGCATGTGATGCAGTCATACGCAATTCATATGATAACGAAGGAAACCAAGACCATCATATCTTTATTGAAGATTTAGAATCTGTTGGTGATGGTGTTTGGGATTTGGTGACTGGTTCATGAATATTTTTCGACTTAATGATGACCCTGCTATTGCAGCAAGAGAACAATGCGATAAACATGTAGTCAAAATGATTGTGGAGAGTGGACAAATGCTCTCTACAACACATCGTATGCATGATGGGTGGTTAACTAAGCGGCCGTCCAAATCGGGCAAGACAATGGTGAAATATTATGTACATCCACAAGAAGATATGGAAGATATCTTATATAAAGCTGTACATTTTAGACATCCTTCTACTGTTTGGACTGGTGAATCGAAACAGAATTATATGTGGCACTTCAGACATTTTGTAGAATTGTGTCATGAATATTCTTATCGATATGGAAAAGTGCATGAGACAGAAAAACTTATTCCATATCTCGCAACCCCACCTAAAAATATAACTGCATGGGAAGAAACTCCATTTAAATTGGCCATGAAGTCAAATCCAGAATGTATGTTTCCAGAAGATCCAGTAAAGTCCTATAGATTATTCTATCAGACAAAACAAGATCGTTTCAAGATGGTGTGGAGTAAACGACAAATTCCAGAATGGTTTCGAAAAAGTCCTTGACAAACCTTGGCGAATGTGTTATAAGTAATAATGTAAACAATATAGAGATAAAACTATGATCTTGATAGACCTAAGTCAAGTTATTATATCGAACCTAATGACCCAAGTGGGCCCCAAAACGGATGAAATCGATGAAGGCTTGATACGACACATGATACTTAATAGTATTTTGAAAGTCAAAAAGAAACATGCAGCAGAGTATGGAAATATTGTAATCTGTTGTGATAATAAAAACTACTGGAGAAAGGATGTTTATCCTTACTACAAATTTTCGCGCAAGAAAGAGCGCGAGTCTTCTGGTATTGACTGGAGTTTAATCTTCAATACAATGAATGAAATGAAATCTGATCTGCGTGAAATTTTTCCTTATAAAATTATCGAAACAGAACGGGCAGAAGCTGATGATATCATTGCTACATTGACACAAACCTATGCGCCCTTTGAAAAAATCCTTATCATGTCTAGTGATAAAGACTTCAAACAATTGCAGAAGTATCCTAATGTTTCTCAGTATAGTCCTATACAAAAGAAATTTCTAGTAGAAAAGAATCCTCAAAAGTATCTGCGCGAACATATTATTCGTGGAGATAAATCAGATGGCGTTCCCAACTTTTTGAGTGATGATGAAGTGTTTGTAGAAAATCGCAGACAAAAACCCATCACTAAAAAGAATATTACCGAATGGCTAGATCTGTCTAGAAATCCCGAAGATTTTTGTGATGCAAATATGCTAAAACGATGGAAGCGTAACGAGTCTCTTGTAGACTTAACTAAAGTTCCCGATGAAATTAGAAATAACATTCTAGAACAATTTGAAAACGATCCAAAAGGAGACATGAAGAAAGTATTTGACTATTTTATAAAGAATCGTATGATGTTATTGATGGAAGAAATCGATGCATTTAAGGAGCAGAAATATAAATCTTATCATGATTTAGATGTAATGAGGACAGCATGAAAGAAAAGAATAAGAACTACAAGTGTTACTCCAAAGTAACTCCAATCGTTTTTCGTGACCATTGTTATGGTTTCGAAGTAAAAGTAACCGAAGTCAACAGTGTTTGGTCACAAGACGGCCGATCAGTGATTTCTAAAAAGTTCTTTGTTGACGAAACAAAGGCAACTGAATACGCAGATAGCGTTAGAGTGTAATAGGTTGGCCGCGTGATGGAATGGTAGACATAACAGACTTAAAATCTGTGGCCTTAATGGCGTGGCGGTTCGAGTCCGCCCGCGGCTACCATGCGCCTGTAGTTCAACGGTAGAACCTGCCGCTCATAACGGTTATGTTGTCAGTTCGAATCTGGCCGGGCGTACCATTTTATAAGTGAAGATATGAAAAATACACCATATGACAATGACAATTATGCTGAGATGTATGACGAAAGATATTTACATGCATCAAGCACTAAGCAGATCATTAATTATGAATTAGAAATCCTAGAAGAATTTATGGTAAATAAATCTTCTTGGATGGATGTTGCATGTGGAACTGGATATGAACTAAAAAATGCTTCTGGAAATATTTCTAGATATGGATTAGATCAATCTTCAAAGATGATTGATGTTGCATTAAAAAGAACTGGCCATGAAGTAGATTTTACTATTGACAATTTACTAAACCATGTAGTAAAAAGTAAATATGATTTAGTGACAAATTTCTGGTATGGATATATCCACCAATCTTCTTTAGAAGAGGTAGAAATATTTTTCAAAAAAATGGTTGAAATGACAAAAGATGGGGGAGATATATTTGTAGCGATCTGCAATCCTTGGGGAATATTCAGTAATTATGAATATAAATGGGATTCGATTTATAATAATAACGACATGACGCTTGATGCGATTGTTTGGTCTTCTAAAATAAAAGATACCACACACGAATATAAGCATTGTCATGCTCCCCATCCACAATTAATATGTAACTGGATATCTCCGCATTTTGAAGAAACTATACGAGTGGACTATCCCACTGAACCGAAAAGATTCGGATTTTTATTTAAACAAAAAAGGTGAAGAAGATGAAAAACTATATTATTGCCACAGCGCTGGCGACATTCGCAACACAAGCAATGGCAACAGAGTATGCAACAATTACTAATGTTTCTCCTAATTATCGACAAGAAACTATTAACACACCAATTCAACGATGTGATATTGTAGATGTTCCAGTCTATGGAAATGTTGGTGGTGGTAATGGTGCCAGTTCTAGTGACATTCTTGGTGGAATGATTATTGGTGGATTGCTTGGTGGAACCGCATCTGGAAAAGATAGTGGTGCAGCTGCAGGAGCAGTTATTGGTGGTTTGATTGCAAATGATAATGCAAACCGACCAAAGCAAGGAATTGTTGGGTACAAGCAACAACAACAATGCACTACTGAATATCAGTCAACAATTACTAATGTAGTCAAGAACTACACCATTCGATATGATTGGAACGGTGTTGTTGGAAAAAGCTACACATATAACAAATACAATGTGGGCGATAGAATTCCAGTAACTATTACAATTAATGCTAATTAGGCCCTTGACATTTCGCTTCGAATCGATTATATTATATATGTAATCAAGAGAAAAGGAATCATATTATGAACACTCAAATCGAAACCCTTTTAGAAAACATCAAACAAGACTATTTCAATTGGACTAGTCGAAACGGCACTAAAGAATTGTCTGAACATAACTATACTATGATCGAACAATTCAATGACGGATTGACTGTTAATGTTGGTAACAAATACATCAAAGTTATTTCCAATAATTCTGTTTGGGGATTTGTTGTCAATACTGAAAATGACAAAAAATTCAAAAATGGTGATATTCTAAAAGCAGCTGGTTGGAATGCTCCAGCTCGGAATGCTGCTCGGGGAAATGTTTTTGAGGATTACAGTATTGCATGGACAGGGCCTCACTATTTGAAATAGGCCCTTGACATTTCACTGCGAATCGTTTATAGTATAGGAGTAATAAGAAAGAAAATAATGATAGCTCAAAAAAATAAAACAATATTAGTTGACTGTGACGGCGTTCTCCTTGATTGGGAGTACGCCTTTGACTGTTGGATGCATCGGCATGGATATAGTGTCGAAGTTGAAGACGAATACAAAATGAATATCAAGTATGGACTTGAAAAATCTGAAGCCAAACGGTTAGTTCGAATGTTCAATGAATCTGCTTGGATTCGGAAATTGCCTCCCCTTCGGGATGCGATTAAATATGTGAAAAAACTTCACGAAGAACATGGATATATTTTCCATGCTATTACTAGTTTAAGTAACGATCAATATTCGCAACACTTACGGACTAAAAACCTTCGGGAATTGTTTGGTGATAGTGTCTTTGAACGGTATGTTTACCTTGACACTGGTGCTGACAAAGATGAAGCTTTGTTAGAGTATTCTGGTTGTGGATGTTATTGGGTAGAAGACAAACCTGAGAATGCAGACCTTGGTTTGCGGATGGGTTTAGAGAGTCTTCTGGTTGCTCATGGACACAATGCTTACTATTCTGGTGATGCAATTCGGGTTCAAAACTGGAAAGAAATCTACGGATTGATTACTGGTTAAGCATTATCTCCATTTCCATTAAGTAAGAATCTGTATTTAGTACTAGCAGGAGCATTTCCATTATATAGATTTTCTGCTACAGTAGCGTCTGCAGCAGTATTTAAAATATGAATTGCATCATAATTTGCGCGGCCGTTATCACTTGCGTTGCCTGCGCTCCCATGCAGATACCATAGATTTGTTTTTAAGCCAATACCTTGTCTATTGGGAGACCCAGTTCTATTAAGAATATCTCCAAAAGTACCACCTTGAGAAGTTATCCATTGGCCTATTACATTTGAAGATACACTATATGAAACCACATAATGATACCAAGCTTCATTATTTCCCCCACCAGTAAACACTGTTGAATTTACCATATTAGTACTAATAGACGGATTTTGTGCATATGAAGAACCATTATATCTATCTACTACATGATATATACTATTAGTGCTGGTAATAATAGTACATGCGCTGCCAAAGCTATTGCCAGGGTCTAATTTATCATTAACATTAAATAAATACAATGCATTAGTGTTGTATTTTTGAAACCACATTGATATAGTATAGTCATCATAGACATAAGGAGTAGAAGGATTTGTAATATAGCGCTGCACATGTCCATTGCCATTAAGATGTAAGCTATGAGTTCCTTCAACCTTTTCACTAGTGTCGTAATATCCACCAGTCGATAAGTTAAAGGAGGCTCCAGAAACCAAGTCCATAAATTGCAATGTAAAGCTATTAACAGAAGAGGCTTGATTTATACCATCGGAAGTGGTAAATGTTAATTCAAAAGTTCCAGCATATGCTTCAGTAGTTGTTGGAGTAATAGTAAACTGATTAGTGTTGGCACCAGTACCTTGTACTACAGTTGCCGTTGTGCCTCCGCCATTAGTTAGTGAACCTGTAGTAACAGCATAACTATAGGTTAATGGTATATCTTCTGGATCCTCTGCAGTGATGGTAATTACAAGGGCAGATCCATCTGTAGATAAAGTGAACGGAGTGGTATTGCTAGAAGAATCCTCTACAGAGGTAATGGCTGGATTGGTATTTACTAATGCTACAGAATACCAACCTGTGCCGTTACTAATATAAAGTCTATTAGATCCTGATACAAAAGCTTCATCTCCTGCTGTTAGTCCAGTAGTAGGTAAATCATTTACAGTATCATATACTATTACGCCTGCCGCTCCAATTACACCAGAAGTGCCACTAGAATCAATCTGTGTGTCCAGTGATCCACCTTCCGACATTAATTGTGATAGTTTTCTTGCTTTTGATGCAGGCATTAGATAAGACCTTTTTCTTTTAGTTTCTCTCTATTTATCATATGAAGTTCTGTCAATTTATCTTTATTCTCT